CCTGTGACCGTTCGCCCAGCTAAATTTTTAACGAATTTGTTTAAAATACAAAAAGATCCAGGAGATAAAGATGGCAAGGAAGAGTATTTCATCAAAAAGCACGTATCTTTTTTTCGATAATCCCACAAATGATCACTATGCAATGGCTGACGAGCTGCGCCCAGAGTCTATGCTTTATGCGGACGAGCTGGTTATCTGGGACCGGATGACGCCATTATTGGCAATGCTGAATCGGCTGCGGCCGTGGTATATAGATTCCTTGGTTGAGTATTGCCGCGTCGTCGTCACCCTGGCGAAACTGGCTAAATTTTTGCGCGAAAATGGCGAGACCTACGAGGTGGAATCGCGCTATGGTTCGCAGATAAAGAACCGCCCTGAAGTTGGCCAGTTCAACGAGAACAGAAGGATGCTACGGACTTATGTAGGCGATTTCGGCTTATCGCCGGCCACCGAGCATCAATTTGATGCCGTGCAAATGGACTTGATTAACGACAACCCCTTTTTAAACATCCAGCGCCGAGTTAATGAATGAGCCATTTAATCACTCTTCCGGTTGGTTTGTTGAAATTCTGGATTATTCAAACGCCGTCCTTGATGGCAAAAAGTTGGCGGCAAAAACCGAGATAGCAGCCTGTAGACGGTTCTTATCCGATTACCATGCAAGCAATAGCGAACCGGATTATCCGTATCAATTCGATTTTGCAAAAGCCTGGAAGGTCATTGCCTTTATCGAGTTGTTGCCGCACGTCAAAGGCCATTTCGCCGCAAAAATAGGCAAGAACAGCCTGCTGCAATTAAGACCCTGGCAGAAATTCATTATTGCCAATCTATTCGGATGGACACGAAAAGGCACAGGGTTCAGACGTTTTACAACAGCCTACATAGAAATTCCCAGAAAAAATGGCAAGTCAGTGATCGCCGCCGCGATTGGCTTGTACATGCTGACCTCTGATGGCGAGATAGGGGCGGAAGTCTATTGCGGCGCGGGCACGCTCAAACAGGCTGATGAGGTTTTCACCCCGGCGCTTAACATGGTGAAACGGACGCCAAAACTTAAAAGCGCTTACCGGATCATATCCAAAGCTAAGTCAATAAACTGCTTGGATGGTTCAAAATTCGAGCCGGTCATTGGCAAGCCAGGCGATGGCGCAAGCCCATCCTGTGCCATCGTCGATGAATATCATGAGCATGACTCGACCGCATTGTACGACACCATGGTTACCGGCATGGGCGCTAGACAACAGCCTCTCATGTTGGTGATAACCACGGCCGGGGAAAATCTGTTCTCACCCTGTTACGACATGCACAAAGATGCTGTCCGCGTGCTGGATGGCGTCATGGACTGGCCGGAACTGTTTACAGTAATCTACGGACTGGATGACGGCGATGATTGGGCAGACGAGCAGATGTTGATCAAGGCCAACCCGAATTATGGCGTGTCAATCGGGCCTGATTTCATAAAAGCGCAACAAAACCTAGCTAAGAAAAAAACCAACAAGCAAAACTCATTCAAATCCAAACATTTAAACGTCTGGTGCTATGCGAAAAACGCCTATTTCAACGCATTAAACTGGCAACAATGCCACGATCTTAACCTAAACATCAACGATTTTCTCGGTGAAACCTGCTGGATTGGCCTGGACTTGGCAAAAAAACGCGACCTGAGCGCCAAGGTAATAGTTTTTAAGAAAAGCATCGAGGGCCTGATTCATTACTATGTGTTCACTCGGTTTTATCTGCCGGAGGAAACCATCACTTTGCAGGATAATGAAACTCTGGCCACCTTGTACAGCCAATGGCTAAATGACGGCTATATCCAGATCTGTACGGGCAACGAAATGGATTTCGGCATGATACGAGATGACGTAATCGAAGACAGCCATCAGTTTTCCATCGAAGAAGTTCCGCACGATCCGCATGGCGCTATACAAATATCACATGAATTGGCCGATTCGGGATTGCTACCGGTATCGATGCCACAGCACGGATCGACTTATACGTTGCCCATTAACGAACTAGAAGCTGCGATAGATTCCGGGCGTATTCACCATGATGGCAACCCGGTGATGGCGTGGTGCATAGGAAATGTTATTGTTCACGAGTACAAAGGGGGTAACAAAATGCCGGATAAAGCAGATAACGACAGCAAAATCGACGGCGCTTCGGCATTGCTGATGGCGTTGGCTAGAGCGATGACTATAAACCCCACCATTGTTATCGGCTCCGACTACGAACTTTTAGTGTGCTGAATTGAATCTACTCGCCTACAACCTTACCAATCTGCTCGGCCTGGTGCTCATCCTGACCGGCTCTATTCGGTTGTACGGCATTGATTTAGGCTTGATCATCAGCGGCGGGGTTCTCATCGCGCTGAATATGATCACGCTAGCCATCGCCATCAGACTACGGAATCGGTAAATTAATGTTTTTAACAGGATTTAGCGCCTCCGAAGATCGCTCGCCCTGGTCAGATTGGTGGTTTGAGCCCGTTGGCGTCAATAGTTTGTCAGGCGTTCGCGTCACCGCCGACACCGCGATGCGTGTTACCGCCGTTTTTGCCTGTGTCGCCGTGCTGTCTGAGTCGTTTGCGATCTTGCCGCCGGTGCTTTACCAGCGCAATGGCCGCAAAAAAAAGCAAATTACCAACCATTGGCTCTATAATTTACTGGCCAAACGCCCAAATCGTTACCAAAACGCCTTTGAATGGCGCGAAATGATGCAAGGGCACCTTGCACTAAGGGGTAACGCTTATAACCGCGTCATCGCGAATTTTCGCGGCCAAATAACCGAATTATTGCCGATTAATCCGGATGCCATCAGCATACAGATTGACGCCAAAGGCGATTACAACTACAAAGTCAAAAACCGCGACGGCACCGAAGATATTTTTGCCCGTGGCGAAATCTGGCACCTGAAAGGCCTTTCACCTGACATTTATCGGGGTTACAGCCCGATAGAACTGGCGCGTGATGCCGTTGGCATGGCCATATCGGCGCAAAACTACGGTGGCAAGTTCTTTGCCAACGACGCCAAGCCCGCCGGTGGCTGGATAGAATTCCCCGGCTCGTTCAAAGACCGCGAAGCCCGTAAAATATTTCGTGAAACCTGGCAGGAAATGCAAGCCGGTGGCAATCGCGGCAAAACTGCCGTACTCGATCAGGGCATGCAATACCACGAAATAGGCATTAACAACACCGATGCGCAATTCCTTGAAAGCCGAAAATTCAGCGTTGAAGACATTGCACGCCTGTTTCGCGTGCCCCCGCATCGCATTGGCCACCTCGAAAGATCAACGAACAATAATATTGAATTTCAAGGGCTGGAATTCGTCACCTACACCATGGCCCCTTGGGCGGAACGCTGGGAGGCGTCCATCGAAGCGGAATTGTTGCCGGAAGAAGACGGCGATTTATTCCTTGAATTCGATTTTGCCCGTCTGCTGCGGGGCGACTCCAAGTCCCGCGCGGCTTTTTACCAAAGCTCAATACTAACTGGCTGGATGAGTCGTAATGAAGCCAGGGAAGCCGAAAACATGGACCCACTGGACGGCCTGGACGAGCCTTTACGGCCGCTCAACATGGTTGAAGAGTCCGATGCTGAAGATCTGGAAGACGAAAACGAACCCGCCGAACCCAAAAACGAAAACGAAAACGAACCAAAAAACGGGAAGTTATTGCACACCTCCGAATGATTCAAGGTAGGCCCGCACTTCTTCCACCTTCCAGGCTGTTATTTTTGCGCCCAACTTTACCGGCCTTGGTAATGGGTCATTTGGGTCTTTTAAGAAAAGGAAAAACCATGAAACGCCAGTTGTTATTAGCCCAATTTGCCTCAACGCCCTGGGCGCTAACGCCTGATTACCTGGCATTAATGGCCGATGTCTTGACCCGCTGGGCAATTGACGCCCCGGTATCGGCTGAAATCCAGGAAAAAATCGACGACGACAAACAAATCCGGGCAGCCAGGCAAACGCAAGGACAAAAATCCGGCGCTATCGCCGTTATTCCTGTTTACGGCGTACTGACCCAAAGACCCCCGCAAAATATCAGCGGCCCTGGCGGCACCTCCACCGCCTCAATCGCCAACGCGGTCAAAGCGGCGGCCAATAATTCAAGCGTGGCACAAATTTTGCTCGATTTAGACGGACCCGGCGGCAGCGTTTTCGGCACCTCCGAAGCCGCCGACGTAATCTACCAGGCCAGGGCGCAAAAACCTATCATTGGCATCGTCAACAGCATGGCGGCCAGCGCCACGTATTGGCTAGGCTCCCAATGCAGCGAATTATACTGCACACCGGGCGGCGAAGCGGGCAGCATAGGCGTTTATGGCGCGCACCGCTACCTGGGCAAGATGCTGGAAAAAGACGGCATTGAAACGACCTTAATCAGCGCCGGAAAATACAAAACCGAGGGC